GGTTGTTCCGTTTTGGAAATTAGAGTTTAGGTTTTCATCGGCAGGGGTAAGAACAGCGTCTCCTCCGTCTGTTCTCATTACAATTTGTTTTACCTGTCCGAGGTTTGTGCCATCAGCCAAAGTGGGCACAGCCGCACCCGTAGTTACGAGCATAGAGGTTTGGGTATCGAGAGAACAAGCGGCTGTATCTGTGACTACATCCACGGCATCCGCATAAACAAAAGGACTCAATAAGAGAACCGTCCCGCTTCCCACTCCTCC